CCAGCCTCACCACGCTCACCACGGTCACCAGGGTCGCCCTTCACCGGTACCGGCGCAGGAATCGTACTCTCCGCACCGGCGGGGGCAACCTCCGCCAAGTTCAGCGTCACACCCGCGCGAACATAAATGCTCGGGTACGGCAGCGACGCGGCACATCCCGCGACATCCCGCAGCTGCGCCTCCACACGGTAACCCCATTCAGAAGGCACCGCCCCCGGGCTCGGAGCCATAAGACGCACCCCCTGGTTCCCGCCGCGCGGCGAATCCCAGAGCACCCCGTCACGCAGCCAACCGGTCACCGGCGCAGGAACAAACACGCGCCTGGTCCCAGCATCCGCAACCCGCGTAGTCGGCGTAAACACCACACGCCCATTCACCGGCACACCATCCGGTTCACCGCCCGCCGCGCGCTGGTGCGTTACGAACTTTGCCGTCACCAGCCCATAAGCGGGCACAAAACCGGACTCTGCCAGCTGATTACTGGTACCCATCAGATCGCTCCCTTCATCTGCAACAGCAACTGCTCCACGCCCTTAATCTCCTCCACAGCGGAACCGGTCACACCCGACGGGTATCCCGTGCTGCTAGGACTCATAGCCGACCAGCTCACCGGGGTCATCCCCGTCTAGCACCTGCACGGTCGGCTCCGGATCAGGTGCCGGGGTGGTCTCGGGGGATTCTAGGCGGATGACACCGGCAAGAATCCGCTCATCCAGCAGCTCACGTCGCAGCTTCTCGTTTTCTTCCTGAAGGTACAAGGCTTTAGCCTGCCACTGCTCCAAAGTCATTTCGTTTCTCCTTATCGTTTGATGGGCAGGATGGCGACATCCACCCACGCATCCCGGATGAGCTCATTCGTCACGTTGTGCACAATCACCTCAACGTGGCTTCTGGATGTTGAGGAAATATTCGACACGACCGGCCATATCGAGTGGGCGGCTTGCGTAACCACCACAGGGAGCTGCACCTGCTCACGGAACGTAACCCGTCTACGCACCGCAGAGTGGCGCGGGATTTCCAGCGGCCCAATCGATATGAAGATGGTTGTCTCGGACTGCTCGATGAGGGTGCGCAGGTACATGCCCTGGTTCATAATCATGCGCCCCTGCACGGTCACATCTCCGTCAGGGAGCACCACGAGTCCCTTCACATCGGCGGGGTTCGTACCCGAGGGCTGCACACCAAGGGTGAGTGCGCCCTGCGGGTTCATGCGGACCACACCCGAGGGTGTGGTGGCATTGCTCGCGCCGGTGCGCATCTCGATGACCGAGTCTATGCTCCCCGCTGGGCCGCGACCGGGGGTGGTGTAAATCGAGAGGCCAGGCTTGGACTTGTCGGAGGTGTGGAAAGTGCCGCGGAACTCATTCTCCACACCATTGGCGTCAATCTTTACAGTCTGTTCACCCAAGTGGTTGTACGCGGCGATGCCGGACGAGTTGATTTTCAGTCCACGCCGTTCCGCCTCCGTCGTCTGAAGCAGGCCACTCGTGACAAGTTTCGCCGCGACCTTCGACGTCACCAGCCCCTCGATAATCGTGGCTCGGTTCAAAATCGCGTCCTCGGTCACCACCAGCTTCTTCGTCTCCGCACTCATCGCGCGCACCACCTGCGCCGCTAACTCCTGCGTCACGTTCAAACGCCGCACATCGATAGTGCCGGGCACAATCATGTCCCGCCCAATCCACGGCTCCGACAAACCTTTAAGTCCCGCCACCGCCTTTTTGGTAATGGCGTCTTTACTGGTCTGCTGCTCCACTGCCTGGATACGGGACTCCGCCTCGACCAGCCCAAGCTCTGCCTTCTGAAGGGTTTGTCGTGCCTGCGCTACGACCTTGCCCGCCTCGGACAGACGCTCATCGAAATTCGCGAGCGTGTCCCCGTCCCAGCGGCGCGCCGAACCGGTGGAATCCAGGTACAGGGTCGCTTCGTTCTGACGCGCGATTTTAATACCGTGCGGCGTAGACGCGGGCGTGCGCGCCCTAATGAGCTGCGCACGTAGCGTGTCCACCGCCTGAGCGGGCGTGGGGCGCTGGTCAATATAATCAACCACCGGTTACCTCCCTGTCTTTTTTATTGCCAGGATGCTTCTTGAAAATCCAGCGTCACCGACCCGGCGAGGGTACCGGTCATCTTGATGATGCGCATCTGCCGCGTCCCATCCGGCACCGACAACCAGCCTGCCAGAGTGACGGTGGCGGTATCGCCCACGAACCACGACCCAAGCGGGGCGCCGAGTCTGTCGGTGCCCATCTCAATGGTGACCTGGTCAATCATCTTTGCCCGCGCAGCCAACGCGCCCTCAGCTTTCTGCTTCAGCACAAACGTGTCGGCCTGGTCTGCATCGGTGATGATGCCCTCCACAAACGGAGCATGGTCGCGCCACACCTGAGTAAGGTTCTCCGCCCAGGCGATGGCGGTTCCTTCGCCTTCTCCGGCACCTGTGCACCAGATGCGGTGAGTGATGTCCTTGCCCGTGGAGATCACCTTCACCTCAATGTCGGCTGCGGCGAGCGCGGTTGTATCGAAGTCCGGCGTGAACTTCTGCGCGATGAACGGGTATTCCTCAACCCCGTGCATGAACACCCACTCAATATGAGTGTGCGCCTCACTCTTCCAGCGAGGGCGCAGCATAATATCGGGGCCGTTAATAACCGCCGACAGCTCGCTCCAGCGTTTGCCGATGAGGTTGTTCGCGACGTTCCACTGCTCGTAGGTGCGCTCTCGGGTCTGCGCCCCGAGCCCACCCTGCACGCCGTGCACCACCGGCAGTCCGCCACCGGGACGGTTCATGCAGTGAACAGCAAGAGCCCAGGCAATCTCGCCCAGGCTCATGGTCTTGTAGGTTAGGGTGTCCCAGATGGTGCGTCGCTCGAACAGCTCACGCACACCCGCGCACTTGAGTTCCAGGTTTGTTCCGGTTTCGGTGCCCCAATCGATGATTGGGCCGGCAATAAGTGGGTACTCGGTGCCGTCCTGCCCGGTGTGGGTGAGGAGCACGCCGCCTGTGAGCGGCTCATAGGTTGTGCGTTGGTGCCCTGCCAAGCTCCGCTTCGGAATCGTGAAAGTCAGCTCCTCGACCTTGTTTAGGCTTATCGCCCAGGAGCATGCGGTCACGTCCTGGATGGGGGAACCGACCGCACCGGTCACCGTATCCAGCCAGTACAGCCTGAATCCCACAGCTACTCCTTCGCCACGCCCATGTCGATAACCCGCAGAACATCCGAGGGATACTTCGCTCCGAAGCCCTCATAGCGAGTGGTCCATTTCTCCCAGCCCCACACGCGCAGGCTCACGGTGTAGTGAATCGTGTGCGAACCCTTCGGCAGCACCACCACGTCCGAATAATCGACGGTGTCCCACACATTGGTGAAGACTCGTTCGCGACGTAGCACCAACTTGTTGTCAATGTAAATGTCGTAGTTCACGCTGCCACGGTCGGACGGGGAGCTGGAAGCTGCGGAGGTGGAGAGTGTCCCCTTCGCAACGTTGGCGGCGACGCTCGAGATGGACGAGGTGAGTCGAATATCGAGGGCACGGTCAGTGGGCAGGAAGAACATACCCTTGCCGCGAGTGATCACGCCGTCCGTCTTGTCGTGCACCGTATCCGTCTCGGTCTTGTGCGAGAACAGCACACCGAGGGTGCCGCCGATAGGTCGGGCGAACGTCACGTTGGCGGTCTCGGGTGCAGCATTCGTGCCAGTCATACCCGCTTTAATCTCGCGCTTAGAGATCACCACCGCATTGTCCGGCACCTGGGTACCGACCGCGACTCGCGCGCTAATGGATCCGTTCACGGGCTGGGTCTGCTGCTCCACATAAACGTAGTCGGTGCGAGCTCCGGTCGCCGGCGCTGGACGCGTGGTGATGGTCTGCCCGACCACCGGCACCAGCACCGCACGGCTCGGCGCGATATGTACCACGACTGCGCCCGGGGCGATGACGTATTCCATGCTGGGGCGGGTGCTCACCGTGCAGCCGGAGATAATGCCCGGCTCGGGGTACTGCGCCGCGAGCACTGCCTGCAGGTCGTCAGGGGTGGTTCCATTACCCTGCGCGTCCGGCGCCATTCCAAAACCAACACTCATATGTTCTCTCCTAAATGTATGTTGAGCGTGCGGTTACATCGACCCAACCGGTTGCCGGCGCGAGCGCCTGCACAACCGGCACGAACCCGGCACGCGGCGGGATTTTATGCCACTCGCGTGACACCAGCTCACTCGTCCTGTCCACGCCACCAATCAGCAGCCTGCCTCGGGCGCAATCGATTGTGACTGGCGCGGTTGCCAATACCGGGTACGGGTACTCGATAACCCGGTTCTCCGCAGTGATGCGGAACCCGCTAGACCAATCCCCACGCACTGTGTAGATCGGGTAGGCATCCACGTTGCCCTCGTTTACAATCGAGGTCGTCATCGGAGCCTGCGAGCCAAACGAGAGCACACCGCGTGTGGGTTGCTCAGGCACGAACAGCGGGAACCGCAAACCAACCCCCGCGCCGGCTGGGTAAAGCTGATAGGTGCGCGGTGGCGCGTACAGCCACGGCTCGGGTGCAAACAGTGGCACCTCAAATAGAAAGGCGGAGTCCCCAAGGAACTCTACCTTCACGTCCCCATCCAACCGGACCTCTCCCGTTAGGTCGAGCGTGTCCGTGGCGACCCGGAGCGTGCCGAGTCGCCCATCCCACAGCAGGGATGAAACGAACCGGTCGGCAAGCTCGCGCACCTGCACGCCTGTGTTCGCCACGGCGCTACCTTTGAGTGTGAGCGTGCGCCCGGTACGGCGCGCCGGGGCGTGAACCATGCCGTGCCCGAGCTTACGCTGCGCATCATCAGACTCAACTCCAACGCCGCCGACCCAGCCCGCCAGGTCGGTTACCCACACCTCCAAGTCTCCTGCCGGATCTTCAAAGGTTGTGAGTACCAGGGTGCCGTGTGCCCCGGTCAGCTCCACGCGGAGCCCGTCCTTACCTATCACAGCAACGCTCCTTCTAAACCGCTAAGCTGGTGCGACAGAGCCTCACCAACACGCCGACCAAACCGCTCGGGGGCCATCTCCTCACCAGCGTTCACATGTACATGCAATGCCCTACCAGCAGCAGGGGCCGCCGCAGCAGCGCGTGCCGAAGCGCGCCCCACACCAGCGGCAACTCCACCAATGTTGAACCCGCCACTGACGGCGCCCGGGGTGAGCGCCGTAGAGAGAGAACCCATCCCGTCCTGTGCCGCCTCAACAGCAGCGTCCGTCATCGACCGCACCGCGTCCACAGCCATGTCGGCTGTCTTGTCGATACCGGCGGCGATACCCGCGGGAATCCAGATGCCCACCTGGTCACGCATGACTCGAGACGGCGAATGGATACCCAGCGCTGACTTCACAAAGTCAGGCAGAGCGTTGACGACGCCCTTTGCGGCGTCAAGAACCGCGCCGGCAGCGTTGCGAATACCGGTGGCGATGCCTCCCACGATGTCACGACCGATGGAGAGCATCCGATCAGGGATGCCCCGCACCACGCCAATGATGTCAGATCCCATCGACTGGAAGAACCCGACTACGGTATTGATACCGGCGGAGATACCGTTCTTGATGCCCTCCCAAATGGTCGAGACAATGCGTCCGATACCACTCCAAGCGGCATCCCAGATGCTACGAATCAGGTTCACAGCGTTCGTGATGATGGAGCTGACGATGTTGATCGCGCCGATAACGACGCCCTTGATGACCTCCCAAATGCCGGAGAGAATCTGCTTGATGCCTTCCCACGCGGCGCCCCAGTCCCCCTTAATGATTGCGGTCACCGTCTTGATGATGCCGACGACGATATTGAGGGCGCCTTGAACAATCGGAACGATTGCCTGTACCACAGTCGTGACCACGTTCAGGACCGCCTGGATTGCAGGCACCAGAATGTCAATCAGCGTCGTGATGAGCGGGACGATTGCTTGCACCACGGATATGAAGACAGGAATCAGCGAGGTCACAATGACCGCAACCACGCCAGCGACGACTCCGATGATTGTCGCGAGCACCGGAAGGAGAGCCTGGATTGCAGGCATCAGCGCAGCGAGCACCTGAGTGCCCAGATCCACGACCGCCGACAGAATCTGGCCAAACACCGGCACGAGCTGAAGCAACATCTCCCCCAGCTGACGGAAAATCTCCATAATCTGCGGGAGCATTGCCATTACCGCAGCGCCCAGCTGAGCGAGCGCAGGCACGAGCTGAGTCATGAGCTGCTGGCCAACAGGCAGAAGCGCCTGAACAATCTGCGTGCCGAACTGGAGAAAAATCGGGATCAGCGGTGCAAGATGTTGCCCAATCTGCCCGAGCGACTCCATCAGCGCCGCACCCATCTGCCCCAGAATCGGTAGCAGAGCCTGGATAGCGCTGCCGATTAGAGGAATTAGGCTCTCAATTACCGGCTGGACAGCTTGGACGACCTGGCCAAAGACCTGGCCGGCCATCTCCGCAAATCGCTGCAGCGCAGGCATTATGATTTGGAGTGCTGGCTGAAGCGACTGAATGAGCTTCTCTCCCAGCTGGCCGATAAGAGGCATAATCGTGTTCAGCGCGGGCTCGATTGCCTGCATAAGCTGCTGCCACATCTGGCGGCCAGTCTCAGTCTGGGTAAAGAACGTGACGAGTGCCGCGCCAGCGAGAGCCAGCGCTCCAACCACCGCCATGAGCGGGTTTGCCTTAAGTACACCCAGGAAGGACCCGAGAGCACCTGAAGTCGTCGACAGCACCGCCTTATATACGACGGTTGCAGCAGAAGCTACCTTGAGTGCGGCTGCCTTGGCTTGGAATGCTCCAGCGCCAATCTGTGCTTCGCGTGACAGGTTGGCAACCTCAGCGGCGGTGCCGGCACCCGATGCGACGAGGCGGTAGCCTTCTGCGACGGCATCGAAGGAGCTCTTGAGCTTCCCTACTGCGTCGGCGGCGGTCTGGTACGACTCGAGAGCAAAGCGTCCTGCGTCTATCGCACGGCTTGCGGTGTTGTACGCACCAACAGCGCCAATGACTGCAGTTGCCATTGCAGTCACGGCTTCAGGGTTCCGGTTAATGATGTCGGTGAGGCGACCCAGCGCACCCGCAGCTAGGTCAGCCAGACCTGTGACTGCATCAAACGGGTTCGTCAGGTTCAGTGCGCTATCACCAAGTCCGCCGACCTCTGGGAGGAGCTTCTGGATTGCGCTTGCGATAGTGAAGATGACTGCTTCAAGGCGGTACCCCACTTCAGAGAAAGCATCCCAGAGCGGAGGCAGGATAGCGCCGAGCGTCTTGCCGATACTCATCACGAGCCCGCCAATTGACGGACCTACGATGGATGCCGCATGCGATACGACACGGACAATGTATTCCATCGCCGAGCCGAGCTTCTCGCCAATGGTCTTACCCATCGCCTCGACAGGCTTCATCCACTGCTGGAACGAGAGGAAGAACTTCGTGAGCGTCGGGTAAACGCCAGATAGGATGTTCGCGCCAAATCGTCCCAGTGCAGCCTGGGCGTTGGCGAACGCGCCAGGTAGCGTGTTGCCCATCTCGAACGCGACGTTGCCAGCAGCGGAGGTCATCGCCTTCTCGAATTGCTCGAAGTTGATCTTGCCGTCAGAGGCCATCTTGAAAACTTCGTCTGCTGTCACGCCCAGCTGTTTACCCAATGCCTGGTAGATCGGGATTCCTCGGTCTGCGACCTGTGCGAGGACGTCATTCTGTGCCTTGCCGACACTCGCAACCTTGTTGTAGATTGCGCCCATTTCCTCCATGCTGGAGCCAGACGCCGCGGCGGAGTTGGAGACCGACTTTAGGACAGCTTCAAGCTGTTCACCCGGCTGGATACCAGCGGCAACTGCGCCAGCTGCGGCGGTTGCCGCTGCGTCCAGGCCGAAAGCCGTGCCCTTCACCGATGCAGATGCATTCTGCATAATCACGGACACCGCGTCAGCGTCATTGCCCAGGCCTCGGAGCTTCGCCTGCGCCACGTCGATAGCCTTCAGGCGGTTAAAACCCTTCGCAAACGCGGTACCAAAAACCGAGCCGATACTGATACCGCCGATAGCCTTCGCCACCAGCGGGGCAACGGAAGATGAGAAGATACGCCCGAACGCTGAGGACGCTTTAGTACCTGCCTGCGAACCTGCACGGTCGCCAGCCTCACCAATCTCAGATACAATCTGTGCGCCCGCGCCCTTGGTCGAGGCGAGCACACTCACGTATGCCTTCGCAAGCTCATACCCGCCAGCCATATCATCACTTCCTCTATCCGGTTATTTGATTGTTTCCTGCCCCACCACGGCACCACCGCCGGCTCGCCGCTGCGCCAGCCAGTACTTCGCTTCGTCCAGGCTCATACTGCCTGAACCGACACGCACACCAGCGCCCTGCACACCGGGGCGAGGCAGAGGCTTCGGCTTGTTCCGGCCTTTCTGCCCGTCTGCACTGCGCTGCCAGTTCGCCTCCACCAGCCGGTCAAACACCCCGGCCAAAAGCTGGGATTCCAGCCCCCAACCTTGCGCGTAATGCCGCATGGTCGCCGAATCTGGCGGCAGGTTCACGACCATTGCCGCCACCAGCTGTGCCCCATACTCCGCGGTAAGGGCGGCGTACGGGGCATGGTAGTAGCGGATGAGGTCAATCTCCACAAGCTCGCGGTTCTCCCGCAGGAGAGCCGCGAGCTTTAGGAGTTTGGGTTCAAAGCGTTCATCATGTCGGTAAAGAACCCGGTGAACAAGGTCATGGGTACACGCCCAGTTTCGGGGTCGCGGAGCGTCTCGAATACGTCCTGCTTTGCCTCGGCACCGAGCAATGACTCCACCGCGGAGAACATGCCCTTGGGGTTGCCTTCGTCAATCGCGAGCAGCTGCTCCATCAGTTCCGCATCATCCAGCGCGGCAGGGTCTACCTGCCAGGTCTTGCCGCGCAGCTTCACCTTCACGACCGGCGCGCCACCTGCAGCCTTCTTGTCACTGGTGCGGGTAAACGCGTAGTTCTTCTCCGACATGAGGGGTTTCCTTCCAAATCAAAACGTCTTGGGTAGGGTTTCGTTGGGGAAGCGAGCGCGGCACGCCCCCTTGGTGTGTGTGGCCTGTGGCTCCAGAAACCCTCAAAGGGAGCCAACCACGATGCACAACCAGAAGAATGGGCGTGCCGCAAGACTAAACTAGCCTATTAGAGCTTGGTGCCCAGGTGCTTGTACGCCTTCACGCCCTGCGAGTCAGGGTACGCGGTGACGGTCACCTGGTAGCCGACAGCCTCGCCGTTCTTGTAGGTCACCTCGCCACGCTCGGTTACCTGACCGTCGGGGATGACGATACGCAGAACCTTCTTGCCGTCCAGAACGTCCAGCACGAACGTCTGGTGCGGGGACTGTGCGCCGGTCATCTTCACCAGCGACCCGTTCGCCGCGGCATCCGCGTAGAACAGCTTGAGCACTTCCTCGTTCGTCTCGATGAGCGTGAACTGGAAAGTGACCTTGTGCGAGGTCTGGATGACACGCACCACGTCACCGTTCTGCCAGGCCTTGATCTCGCTGGTGTCAGAGTCGATGCTCTGAGTCACCCCGTCCTCGCTAATGTAGCCGAGGTCCTTCAGCTTCACGTCCACCGGGGCGGTCGCGTTAGCAGGGGTTGCGGTGCCGATGGCACCAACGTAAACGCCGCCGGTAACAGCGACACGCACATTATCAGCAACAAGCGCCATAACATGCTCCTTCCTGCCCCACAACAGGGGCTATAACAGGTCTATCCACGTGTTCCGGTACGTCACCGTGAAGTTCATCCGAAATCGTGGAATCTTATCATCGGGGTCTGGCATCCACACCACACCCCCCACAGGATCCACACCGTAGACGAGCACGCTCTGTCCATTACTTACGAGGATCTCCTGGTTCACGATGCTACGCAGCGTGCCACGCAACATCTCCGCAGCGTTGTATGCATCCTGCGCGGTGGAACCCCACACATCGGCAATGAATGCTCGTTGCCCATGCGCCGGGGACCCCTCGGCACCACCCGAAGGGGTGAACACCGCGAACACGCCGGCCGGGCGTGGGTTTGGCGGCTCTGCTACATACACCGGGGAACCCCACAAGCTTTTTGCCTCCTTGCGGAGCGCTGCGAACACATCCGGAGCATGCAAACGGCCAGAACCAATCTGCGGTGTCATCGGTTCCACCCGCCCACGGCCTTGGACAGGGCACCGTGCTTAGCTTCCGCCCGGACACCAGCGGCACCGGTCGGGTAGACACGCGCCACCGCTGTTTTCGCGCCAGCCTTCGCCGAGGACGCGAACCCGTCACCGGCGCGAGCCTGAACCTTCGCCGCCTCCGTGCTTAGGGCGGCAAGCATCTCCGGGCTGGTGCGCAGCCCATAGAATCCCGCCAGCGTCAGCTTCACCTTCGTCTTGCCCATACTCGTCGTCATCCTTCCACGCGTTTGAGATTGATTCGGTAACCCGCCTCGAAGCCGAAGGGGCCGTGCGTGTAGTCTTCTGGCCAGCCGACGCACTCGTACAGCACCCCGTCCACGGTTACCCGGTCGCGGGGGCGGGTGAACCCGGTTGGAGCGTACAGGTCAAGGTCACGGCGAACCCCGGTCGCGGTATCCCGAATCTCAGAATCCGCGCCCGGTGAAGCCCACCCAAACACTTCAACCTGCACCGCAGCACTCCAGCCCCGAGTAGGGGAACCCCAACTATCAGGTGTTTCTTCAGTCCAGGCCGAGTGTGAAACCGTGAACCGGGGTTTGAGCCACCCCATGCCCTTCACCTCCCATCCCGCAACCGGAGGCAGGGAATAGGTCAATGGTGGTGGCGCGCTGCGACCCGACCCCGAGCAGCTTCTTCTCAGCCCGGGATAGGTACAAATCCCCGTTCGGGTTTGCGAAGCTAACCTGTTGGTTAAAAGGCCCCGCCGTCTGCGTCAAAGATGACGCGCCCTCCACGAATGCCCCTGCAGCCATGGCGCGCTTGACCATCCGGCACGCCACAATCGTGATAGCCTCTGCCGGCAGGTTGAACCAGCCAGGCGCTGCCGCACGGATGAGTACGCCCGCATCCTCAAGAAGGACACGAGCATGCTCTTCGGAGCCCGGCGGCATATCCGGCCAGCGCGCCCGCAACGCCTCCACGGTGACCTCGGGAAAATCATCCATCATCACAGGTCACGCACCTCCCAGCCCAGGTTAGAGGGTGTACTTCACGAAGTGGGCGTTGGATTCGATCAGCCAACCGAACTCTGCCTCGGCGCGAATCGCGACCAGGTTGTTCTCCCACAGAGAGACCAGCTGGTTGCCAATCGTCACGGTGGACTCGGTGGACACATCGAAGTTGATGCCACCCACAGTGCCCCACAGCGCCTTCGAGAAGTCACCACCGATACCGACCACCGAACCGGCAGCGGTACCGTTCGCCACGGTATCAGCGAACGAAGCGGGACGACCCAGCACGGTACCGGAACGCACAGCAGCGGTTGCCACGGTCGGCTCAGGCACGAACAGCGGGCGGCCGTTAGCATCCACCGAGGCGTTAAACAGCGGCTCTGCAACGTCATCGAACACGAAGCCGTTGAGCTTCTTCTTGTCCTTCACCAGCAGATCCAGACCCAAGTTCAGGTCGGCAAAGATACCGCCCTTGTTCGCGGGAGAAGTACCGAGCTTCACAGTCTTGCTGGTGGAGGCGAGGTTAGTACCAACACCGAACGGGTTCGAGGTGCCGTGAATAACGGCATCGTCGAACGCGCGAGCAAACGACTCAGCGATCTCCTGACGAAGGACTTCCATGTAGTTACCGGGGTTCGCACGGACGACCTCGGCGGAGACCACCGCGATGGCGGCAATCTTCTTCGGGGTCATGGTCTTCATGGTCAGCCCCGCCTGGGTGGTGGGCTTCTTAGCGCCTTCTTCCACCCAGGAGGCGGTGGGCTTCTCAGTCAGTACGGGGATAGCCTCACCAGAGACAGAGAGAGGCACCTGACGTGCCAGAGACTGCACCACAGAGGCCTTCTGAACCTCTGCGAAGTATGCCTGCGCAATCTCGGGGCGGATAAACCCGGCGAGGTTGCTGGTCTTAGTTGCGGCGGTAATAGCCATAACGGTTTTTCCTTTCCTAGAAGAGGATTAGCTAGATGCCGAGGACACCCTTGAGCTTGTCCAGTAGCGGGTCGCCATTGAGCGCAAGCCCCGCACCTTCACCCTCGGTCTTGATGACGGTGCGGTTACCCGCCGCACCACCGGTAGCACCGCCGTGGAGCAGCTCAGACAGGAGCGCCGCGTGTTCGGTTAGCTCCTTCTGCGTCTCCCCGCGCAGGGCGGAGGCGGGAACACCGTACTCGGTGGCGGCGGCTTCACGCCATCCGCGCACCTTCTCCGCGCGCTCGAGCTCGGCTAGACGCCCTTCTGCCTGCTCGGCACGAGTGGTCAGCTCGTCCACGGTGGCAGCCTTCTCGCGCAGGTCGGCGTAGTCGGCAAACTTTGCACGTTCACGCTTGAGTCGCTCGGCGATAATGGTGTCGAGCTGGCGCTGCGAGGTGATGGTGCGGAACGCGGGTTCCTCCATGTGCTCGTGATGCGCCGCCGCGACATCCGCGGGGGTTACCTGCGGCTGCTCGGAGGCTTCTGCCGTCTCGACTGTGGTGTTCTCACTCATAGGGTTGCTCCTTGCTTCGTTAAGCACCAACACCACCCGGTGCAGACGAAAACTCGTCTACACGGGTGGTGTTGTAAAAATATGTTCTATATTCGGTTATGCCGCCCAAAACCCCGGACGGAAAGGGAAACTATGTTAGAAAGGCAGAAGCNATCCGGCAACTCACCATTAGCTACCTTCTCACGATACAACCTGGTTACTTCGCTATATCTGAAGGGGAATTCCTTAGCTTCGTTCCTACGCTTAATCTCTGCTAAACCCCACTCATATTCGGCACCAGGGCGTGCCACCGGAGCGTTGAAAAAACGCCCTTTCAACTCAGCACGCATCCACCCCTCCGGAGTATTTGCATCAGATATGGGCTTCGTAAAATCGAACGGGGCACGCCAATACTCAGGGTCTTCACGATAATCGTAAGCTTCTTCTGCGATCTCGCTACTCATGGGGAACCTCCTGATAATATGCAAAAA